TATGCAATTATAATAAAGATATCATAGGCAGCGAAGCAAATAAAAAATATATAATCGGTTAAAGGTTTACAATCCCGAATGAACAAATAATCGGGCATTTTATGGGTACACTCTCCCCAAGGGGCTATATAATCTTAAAAAAATGGGTGAGCGTAGACCGTTGCCCCCATTTACGCAAATTTTCGCAAAATTAAGCAAGGGGGCCTAAAAACGGTCACATTAAAATTATCGCATAACTAAATATACACTTGCATTATTGCATACTTGAAATCGTCCTCAAGTGTGCATTTTTTATTGCTTTTTAATATAAAAAAGGTTCACAAAAATGTGAACCGATTATTATCAGGGCTACAAACGAAAATTCAATGAAGCTATTTGGTATTACAAAAGTAAATTGAACACTGACAATAAAATAATATAAAAACAGTAAAATCTTCATAAGCATTCCTCCTCCTAAAACGCGATTCTTTTCGTTTGCTCTGAACCACACTTGGTCTGGTGAGTCATAGAGGAGCTTAATAGATGACTCATAAATATTATATCACAACATTATGAAGATTTCAATTATTCGGCTGTTGTTTATTGAATTTTACTGATAGAGGAGAACAGTTTATGACCGAAGAACAGAAAATTAAAATTCGCAGAATGCGGCTTGACGGTAACGGATATAAGCATATTGCAAGTACACTTATTCTGCCGCTGAGTACAGTGAAATCATATTGTAAACGGAACGGACTTGTAGGCGTAGGACCAGTGGTGGCAATGAACAACGATGTATCTGTACAGCTTGGACTTATCTGTCGGAACTGCGGAAAACGGCTTAAGCATACAGCAGGCAAAAAAAGAAAAGTTTTTTGCTCGGACAAATGCAGAAAACAATATTGGAATCTACATAACGGAGGAAAAGTATTATTGAACATATAGAACCGAAAGCAACAGCAGACGGAGTTGCAGTGTATTGTGCTCATGATAAAATTGTCGATACGAACAGCTTGGTAGGCAATCCGAGAAATCCGAACAAGCACCCTAAAGAACAGATAACCGCATTGGCTAAAATCATAAAACGTCAAGGCTGGAGACATCCGATTGTAGTGTCAAACCGTTCCGGATTTGTGGTAAAAGGTCACGGAAGACTTCTTGCCGCAAAAGAAATCGGAGCAAAGCAAGTTCCCGTTGATTTTCAGGATTATGAAAGTGAAGCTTCGGAATATGCCGACCTTATGGCAGATAATAAAATACAGGAATTTTCAGAACTTGATATGAAAATGTCTGCTGATATTTTACAAGATATAAAGGACAGCGGTGACATTGAACTTGAGATGTCTGCATTTACGGAAGAAGCACTTAATGAACTTCTCGCAAAATCACAAGAGGGTGAAGTTAAAGAAGATGATGCAGATTTGACACCTCCGGAAAATCCGGTGTCTGAACAAGGTGATATATGGCTTTTGGGAAAACACAGATTAATATGCGGTGACAGTACAAAAGCGGAAACGTATGAAAACTTGATGAATGGCAAAAAAGCAAATCTTGTTGTAACAGACCCGCCGTATAATGTTGCATACGAGGGTACGGCAGGTACTATTCAAAATGACAGCATGGAGGACGGAAAGTTTTATGAATTTCTGTTTTCAGCTTTTAAGTGTATGTATGATGTTTGTGCGGATGGTGCAAGTATTTATGTTTTTCATGCCGATAAGGAAAGTATAAATTTCAGAACTGCATTTCGTGATGCCGGATTTTTCTGTCATCAAACGTGTATATGGGTGAAAAATACACCCGTGCTCGGCAGATGTGATTATCAGTATTGTCATGAGCCTATACTTGTCGGATGGAAACCTACAGCCGGACATAAGTGGTATTCTGACAGAAAACAAAGAACGGTATGGAATTTTGACAAGCCGAAGAAATCAGAACTTCATCCGACAACAAAACCAATACCGCTTGTGGCATATCCGATACAAAATTCAAGTGTGGTCAATTCAGTTATTCTTGAACCGTTCGGCGGCAGTGGAAGTACATTGATTGCGTGTGAACAGACTGACCGTATATGTTATGCGATTGAGATTGATGAGAAGTTTGTAGATGTAATTGTAAGACGTTATGTGGATTTTAAAGAAAATTCAGATGACGTTTTTTTATTGCGTAACGGTGAAAAAATTCCGTACAGTGAGGTATTGACGAATGAGTAATTTAACACTTGGCTCATTATTTGACGGCAGCGGAGGTTTTCCTCTTGCCGGAATGATGGCTGGAATTACGCCTATATGGGCGAGTGAAATCGAACCATTTCCTATTCGGGTTACTACCAAGCGTATTCCGCATATGAAACACTACGGTGATATTTCAAAAATGAACGGCGGAAAGATTGAGCCGGTTGATATAATTACATTCGGAAGCCCTTGTCAAAACTTGTCTTTAGCAGGAAAACGTGAAGGGCTAAACGGTGAAAAATCATCAATGTTTTTTGAGGCGATTCGGGTTATAAAGGAAATGAGGGAGAGTACAAATGGAGAATATCCGAGATGGATTGTGTGGGAGAATGTGCCGGGAGCAATGTCAAGCTCAAAAGGACAGGATTTTAGGACAGTCCTTGAAGAAATCTGCAAAATCAAAGATGAAACCGTACATATTCCTATGCCTGAGAAGAAATGGACAACAGCCGGAGAAATTGTGGGAAATGATTATTCCGTTGCCTATCGAATACTCGATGCGCAATACTTCGGAGTCCCTCAAAGACGCAGAAGAATCTTTCTTGTCGCAGATTTTGCAGGAGAATGTGCCGGAAAAGTATTATTTGAGTCAGAGAGCGTGTTCGGGAATTTTAAGAAGAGCCTCTGCTCGTGGCAAGGAACTGCCGGAACTGCTGAAACGGGCATTGGAGAAACAGGCACAATATGTTTAAACGATCAAGGCGGAGATCGTATAGATGTGACGCAAGACAAAACTACCACTTTGAGAGCACAGGCACATCATCCGCCGTGTGTAATGTTTGAAAATCACTCTCAAGATACAAGATATATAGGTCCGTTGGAAGTATCACAGACAGTGTTTGCAACTTTCGGAACGGGCGGTAATAATCAGCCGTTTGTCGTGCATACACCGAAAACTTTAAAAATCAGATGCGGATGTGACGGCGGCGGTAAAGGTGCATTGATACAAGAAAATAAGTCGGCAACATTAAGCTGTAATAATGACCAGACCTTATTTGAACCGAAAGCATATGGGATATGCTCAAACGACAGCAATTCGATGAAGTCTGACAATCCGAACAGCGGAATATATGCGGCAGATACTTCTCGTACCATTGACTGCGGAGGTGTAAATCCGTCATCTAATCAAGGAGGCATGGCTGTTGTTGCATTACAGGGCTCAATAATTGGACGTAAGGAGAAAAACGGACCGAACGGCAGCGGATTTAATCAGGATACATCATTTACATTAAATACAGTTGACCGACATGCGGTTGCATATGGAATTGACCGTGCTGCATTTAATCAAGGACAAAATGCGTTATATGATTTTGCAATAGAAAAAGAGAAACAGCCGACAATGGTGGCAAAAGGTCCGGGAGCGGTAGCCGAACCTGCATATTCGGCAAGCAAGGCATCATTTTTTACAAGTGCCGAAAAAGAATGTGCAAATACACTTGTTGCAAGCGATTACAAAGACCCTCCGCTTGTAAATGATACAAACGGTACGGAATATATAGTAAGACGTCTGACACCTAAGGAATGTGCGCTGCTGCAAGGGTTCCCTGTATGGTGGTGTGACGGTTTGAAAACAGAAAATCCTACGGAAGAAGAAATTCAGAAATGGTCGGACATTTTTGAAAATCACAGAAAAGCACTTTGTAAAAGTACAAAACCGAAAACAAGAAATCAGATTATAAAGTGGCTTAAAAATCCTCATTCCGACAGTGCGGAATATACGATGTGGGGAAATGGTGTTGCACTCCCGTGTGTGTTCTATGTATTGAACGGAATTGCTCACTATGCTGAACTCACAAATTCTGTAACGTAATATTGTGTACTATACACCTTGATATATTTTCTGCATGACGGTAATATGTGCTTAACGAAAAAATAAAGGAGGATTACCGTAATGGAAATTAAATATAATCTGACAGGAACGGAAAGAAAGGCTCTCGTGAAAACAGTTAGCAATATAATTGGAGAAAAGTTTAAATATCTTGGAGCACCGTCGTTTGCTTATCAAATTGGCGACGACTGTACAGTTACGAGTGACGGAACACTTAAAATTTCAAACGACACCGACAATGATAAAGTTGAGCATTTACTTGAAAAGCTGTATGAGTGCGGATATGAAACCGAGAATGATGAAAATGTTGATATTGCAGACACAAATAAAGATTTTGAAAGTGAAACAATAGGCTGTTCAATCGGACTGCCGATTTCAAAATTATCCGATAAACCTTGCAACGATAAAATCATTGCAAATCTCAAAGCGATTATTGCGGGTAAAATGACTTTGTTTCAAAAAGCAGTCGGTACGGATAAGAAACTGAAAGTTGAATGGAACAAGGATGAAATATGGTTTGACTGGTTTGACAGCGTAATTCCAAATGAAAAGCTTGGACTGTATATATCACTTTTCAAAGCCCTTTACCAAATGGCAGAAAAAGCCGTAAGAGTGAATACAAAGGATAAGCCGGTTGACAACGAAAAATTTGCAATGCGTACATTCTTAAACCGTATCGGTTTATCAGGTATTGAATATAAACCGCTCCGTAAAGAACTGATGAGAAATCTCAGCGGTGACGGTGCATTTCGCTACGGCAGACCGTAGCGATGTAAGTAAGAAAAAAATAAACATGAACTCAATATACAGCCGTAATGTACACAAATTATAGTGTATATTATTGTGTACTAATCGTATTGATATAATCTCCGTATGACGGTAATATGTGTTACAAGAAAAGGGCAGAAAGCCTAAAAACGGAGGAAATACAATGAACGAGAAAACAAGAATTCAGATTGAGGAAATGAAAAGACAGACCATCGGTGTTGAGGTTGAAATGAACAACATTACAAGAGAAAATGCTGCAAGAATAGCCGCAGACTATTTCGGAACAGGCAGATACAAATATACAGCCGACAGAAACGGTTATTACACTTGGTCAGCTTGGGACACAGAGGGCAGAGAATGGAAGTTCCAAAGAGATGTAAGTATTGCAGGGGTTGACAGTGAAAAATGCGAATTGGTAACGCCGATTCTTAAATACGAAGATATTCCGCTTTTGCAGGATCTTATAAGAAGACTTAGAAAAGCGAAAGCCAAAAGCGATGCAACACGAGGATGCGGTGTACATATTCATATCAGTGCTAACGGACACACAGCACAGACACTCAGAAATCTTGCAAACATAATGGCAAGCCACGAAAGCCTCATAGCAAGTGCATTAAATATTTCACAGAGCAGAATAAACAATTACTGCAGAATGGTAAGTCCGAAATTTCTTGATAACCTTAACAGAAGAAAGCCAAGAACAATGTCGGAATTAGCGGATATTTGGTACACATCAAACGGTGCAAACTACGGCAGAACACAGCATTACAACGACAGCAGATACCATATGCTGAACCTACACGCAACTTTTACAAAAGGAACGGTTGAATTCAGACTTTTTCAATTCGATGCACCGTCCAACGGAAAACAAAACGGCTTACACGCAGGACAGTTAAAAAGCTACATTCAGCTTTGCCTTGCACTCAGTCAGATGGCAAAAACACTAAAGTCAGCAAGTCCGAAACCACAGCAGACTGAAAATCCTAAATACGCAATGAGAACATGGCTTTTAAGACTTGGATTTATCGGTGAAGAATTTGCAACGGCAAGAGAAATCCTTACAAAACACCTTGACGGAGATGCATCATTCAGAAATGGCAGAATGGCATAACCGAAGAAAACAGCCTCCTATAACCTTAAAACTGCGACTGCATTTGGCGGTCTTAAGGTGGTAGAAGGGTGTTTCCTTCGGAAAGGATATGATAAGAATGAAACGGTATTACTTAGCTTACGGCAGTAACCTTTATACACCGCAAATGCGGTATCGCTGTCCGTCGGCACGGCTTATGGGAACTGCGGTTATAGAGAATTACAAGTTGATGTTCAAGAAAAGCAAAACGGGCTCTTATCTGACAGTTGAACCGAAACAAGGTGCGGAAGTTCCCGTTGCCGTGTGGCAGTTGACAACAGAGGACGAACGGTCGCTTGACCGCTACGAGGGGTATCCGAAATATTATTATAAAAAGGAATTTCAAGTAACGGTGACAGGAATTAAGACGGGCAAAAAACGTGAACGTACAGCATTTGCATATATATTGGACGAAAACAGACCGAGCGGTGTTCCGTCAATGAGTTATGTTATGACTTGCCTTTTGGGATACAGAAACTTCGGATTTGATTCCAAACGTCTGTTACACGCTATTGACGAAAGCAAAAAGGAGACAATGATATGAAGAAGTATGAAGATATAAAAACAGCCATATGTCCTAAATGCGGACAGGAATACACAGGCAGACCTGCATTATCAAGAGCAGATAACAAAACAATGATTTGTCCTGACTGCGGCATACACGAGGCTCTTGAAAATATCGGTGTAGGTAAAGAGGAACAGAATGAAATACTTGAAATTATACACCGCAGTATGAGAGAGAAAGACAAATAAGTCTGTAACAGTTACAGCCAACGGACGGTTTAAGCCGTCTTTATGGCAGTAGAAGCGGTATTACAAAAATCAACCGCTCAGAAAGGACGAAATATTATGAAAACAAAAATCTACGGAGCATACGGCTCAAACATTAATTTGGCACAGATGGCGTATAGATGTCCGCATGCTGAAGTGTACAAGGTGGGGTACATAAACGGCTATCGGCTCACATTCAGGAGCGGAGGCTTTGCCAACATTGAAAAATCTGAGGGAGACCGAGTGCCTGTTCTGCTTTGGGTCATTACAGAACAGTGCGAAAAGACACTTGACCATTATGAGGGTTATCCGAGCTTTTATATCAAGAAGAATATTTCTGTGGAAATTGATAACGGCGAAGATACGATTAAAGCGATGTTCTATGTTATGGGCGATAAATACTGTCAAAAGATGCAGACACCGACAGAGTATTATTACGGAGGAATAGAACGCGGGTATAAATCTAACGGTATGCCCGTGGAGGAATTAAAGACGGCATTTGACCGCTGTATGGCGGAGGTGAATTGAGATGGATAATTTTTTTACACAGAAAAACTGTGACCGATGCGGAAAGTCTTTAAAAGACGGTAGAATTCAAAGTATGTTTAACAGCGAATGTATCTGTATGGACTGCAAGAAAAAAGAATGTGCCGATTCGGAATACAAAAAGGCACAAGATGCCGACATTGCGGAAATTCGTAAGGGAAACTATAACTTTAAGGGAATACGAGGGTAGTATATACACAAATAAAGGCTGTACTTTTTGTATAGTAATGGTATTGATAAAGTCCTCACATAACGGTAATATGTGTACAACAAAAAGATAAACAGACCGAGAAAACGGAGGAAAACAAAATGCTAAAATTAAAGAAACTTTACAGCCTTATCAACCGAAACGCAACAATAAAATTGGTTAATGAAAAACGTACAGACGTTTATTTCTGCGGAACAGTTAAAGATATTCCTGACCAATATGATTTATGGAAAGTAGTTGACCTTTTTGAACTAAACAGCTATGAATATGAGATTATGATTACAGAAAAATAAGAAAATACAATTTTTAAACCGCCTTAAATGGCGGTTTTTTGTATGAAAATTTTTAATGGCAAGAAATTTATACGAATGGAGGTGATACGCTTGGCACAGAGGGGCAGAAAGCCGAAACCAACGGCGGTAAAACAGCTTGAGGGTAATCCGGGCAAGAGGCAGTTAAACGCAAATGAGCCGAAACCTGCGGCTCGTGCACCGTCTTGTCCGAAATGGCTTGAAGATGATGCGAAAAAGGAATGGAGACGTCTTGCAAAACAGATGGAACAGCTCGGTATTCTAACAGAAGTTGATATGGCGGCTTTTGCGGGATATTGCCAAGCTTATGCACGTTGGAAAGAGGCAGAAGAATTTATATCAAGACACGGTGCTATTGTCAAAACTCCGAGCGGATATTGGCAGCAAGTGCCGCAGGTATCTATTGCTCAGCAGTATATGAAACAGATGAGCAAGTTCTGTGAACAGTTCGGTCTTACTCCTGCGTCAAGGTCAAGAATTGTAACAGACAGAGGCAATGACAGCAGTGATGACGCAATGGAACAGCTTCTTTCATTGGGCGGAGAGAAAAAGTAATGTATGACGAAAATAAAGCAAAACGTGCAGTTACATTTATAAATGCACTTAAACATACAAAAGGCAAATGGCGGGGTGTGCCTTTTGAATTGCTGCCGTGGCAGGATAAAATAATAAATGATGTGTTCGGTACGGTAAAGGAGAACGGATACAGACAATACAACACAGCATATGTTGAAATACCGAAGAAGATGGGTAAGTCAGAACTTGCAGCAGGAGTGGCGCTGTATCTTACATGCGGTGACGGTGAATGGGGTGCAGAAGTATACGGCTGTGCAAGTGACCGTCAGCAGGCAAGTATTGTGTTTGATGTGGCGGTGGATATGGTCGAACAATGTCCTGCTTTGAAAAAGAGAATTAAGCCTGTTATGTCAGTAAAAAGACTTGTGTATAAACCGACTAATTCATATTATCAAGTGCTGTCGAGCGAGGCTTTTACAAAACACGGTCTTAATGTTCACGGCGTAATATTTGATGAACTGCATTCACAGCCGAACCGTGAATTGTTTGATGTAATGACAAAAGGTTCAGGTGATGCACGAACACAGCCACTGTTCTTTCTTATAACTACTGCCGGAACAGACCGAAACAGCATATGTTTTGAACAGCACCAAAAGGCAGTTGACATTTTGGAAGGCAGAAAAATCGATCCGACATTTTATCCTGTTATATACGGAATCGAAGACACAGATGACTGGACGGATGAACGCAATTGGTATAAAGCAAATCCATCGCTGGGACATACAGTTGACATTGAAAAAGTCCGTGCCGCATTTTTGTCGGCAAAGGAAAATCCGGCTGAGGAAAATCTGTTCAGACAGCTCCGACTTAATCAGTGGGTTAAGCAGTCAACACGATGTATGCAGATGGAGAAATGGGATGCGTGTGATGAAGTAATAAATCTTGATACACTTATCGGAAGGGAATGCTATGCAGGTCTTGACCTTTCAACAACACTTGACCTTACCGCATTTGTTTTGGTGTTCCCTCCGAGAAACGATACAGAAAAATATATAATTGTACCGTATTTTTGGATACCGGAAGAAAATCTTCTTCAGCGTGTTCGACGTGATCATGTTCCGTATGATGTATGGAAAGCAAACGGATTTATACGAACAACAGAGGGGAATGTAGTTGACTACCGAAGAATAGAGGCTGACATAAAGGATATTGCAAGCAAGTACGTTGTGCGTGAAATAGCATATGACAGATATAATGCAACACAGATAATTCTTAATTTGCAGGATGAAGGATTGACGATGATACCTTTCGGACAAGGCTTTAAGGATATGTCACCTCCGACCAAGGAACTTTACTCGCTTGTTCTGAAAGAAAAGATTATACATAACAATCATCCTGTACTCAGATGGAATTTTGATAATGTATGTGTAGAAACAGACTCGGCAGAAAATATTAAACTTTCTAAGAAACACAGTACCGAACGAATAGACGGTGCGGTTGCAGCGGTAATGGCACTCGACAGAGCAGTTCGTAACGGCGGACAACAGGGAAGTGTTTATGACCGTAGGGGTATTATTGTATTTTAGACAACATAAAAGCACACCAATATTTATTGATGTGCTTAAGGAAATGATTATTTAGTTGGTGATACAGTAAGCTTAAGACCAAGCGGCTGCATTATTTTAAGCAAAGTATCAAGATTTGGAGTTGATTTATACGATTCAATACGTGCAACTGATGATTGCGGGATTCCGCAAAGCGAAGCAAGCTCACGCTGACTTATACCGAGAGCGGTCCGCTGTTCTATCAGTGCACCGACAATAGATGCGATATTCTCAATTTCATTAATATCGTTAGCGGCAATCGGATCAACTTCTCTTACGTGTTCTTTATAATCATTCCATGTTCTCATATTAAGCACGCTCCTTTCTGGATAGATAATCACTGCGTTCAGATTTTGCTTTTTCAATTTCTCTGTGTGGTGTTTTTTGTGTTTTTTTACGGAACTGATGAAGCAGAACAAAGGTATTGTTTTCAAAAAAGAAATAAAATATGCGGTTATTTCCGGGACGTAATTCCCATATACCGTCCTCAATATGCTTTGTGACATCTTTGGGTAAACGAGTACAATTATCTTGTAATAGCTGTATATAGAGTACTGTTTGATTGTATTGAATACGGGCGTCTTTACTTGTTTTGATTTTTGTACGCAATAACTCTAAAAGATCCCATAGTTCAGATTTGCCGTGTGCATTTTCGTAAAATTCGATAGTGTACATTATTATTATACTCCGATATGTAGATTATATTTACAATATAATGATAGCATAAAAGCTATCAAATGTCAAGAAAAAGGAGAAAATTTATGAACATAATAAAATCAATATTCAAACCAAGAGACAAGCCTAAAAATCATACGGGAGACAGTATCGGCGGAGGACGTTCATTTCCTTTCGGGCGAACGTGGTCGGGAAAATCTGTGACGGAACGGTCGGCTATGCAGACAACGGCAGTATATGCGTGTGTTCGTATCATATCTGAAACGGTAGCAAGTCTGCCGATTCATCTTTATGAATACACGGACAGCGGAAAAGAGCGAGCCTTTACGCATCCGTTGTACAGACTTCTGCACGATATACCCAATCCTGAAATGAACAGTTTCATAATGCGTGAGGTTATGATGTCACATCTGCTTTTATGGGGGAATTCGTATTCACAGATTATCCGAAACGGTAAAGGTGAGGTTACGGCACTTTATCCGCTTATGCCGGAAAAGATGCGTATAGACAGAGGTGCGGACAGCAAAATATATTACACATATAACAGTGATAAGCAGGGGACATTTGTATTTCGCAAAGATGAAATTCTGCATATAGTCGGACTGGGATTTGACGGACTTGTGGGATACTCACCGATTGCTATGGCGAAGAATGCGATAGGACTTTCTATTGCTGCCGAAGAATACGGCTCAAGCTTTTTCTCAAACAGCGGTACACCAAGCGGAGTTTTGGAACATCCGGGAGTTTTGAAAAAGCCTGAAAAAGTTCGTGACGCATGGAATGACGCATACGGCGGAAGTTCAAATGCACACAAGGTTGCAGTGTTGGAAGAAGGAATGAAATTCAATCCGATTTCGATAAATCCTCATGAGGCACAGTTTCTTGAAACAAGAAAATTTCAGGTGAATGAAATATGCAGAATATTTCGTGTTCCTCCGCATATGATTGCCGATTTGGAAAAATCAAGTTTTAACAATATAGAACAGCAGTCGCTTGATTTTGTAACGAATACAATCCGACCGTGGCTTGTGAGGATAGAGCAGACAATATTTCAGCAGCTTCTGACAGAAGAAGAACAGAAGAAATACTTCGTAAAATTCAATGTTGACGGACTTCTGCGAGGGGATTTTAAAAGCCGTATGAGCGGATATGCTATCGGCAGACAGAATGGGTGGTACAGTGCAAACGATATAAGGGAATTGGAGGATATGAATAAAATACCTAAAGAACTTGGCGGTGACAGATATTTGTGTAACGGCAATATGGTTGATATAAATAATGCCGGAAATTACAACAGCGGGGGTGAAAGTGAAAATGAGTAAATTTTGGAGGTTCAAGACTGTTAAAAACAAAATAGACGAAGAAAATGAAAGCACAGAAAATGTGCTTTTTTTAAATGGTGTAATTGCTGAAGAAAGCTGGTACAGCGATGATGTAACACCGAAAATGTTCCGTGATGAACTTAATCGGTACGACGGTGATATTACGGTATGGATAAACAGTCTGGGCGGTGACTGTTTTGCGGCAAGTGAAATATATACGGCACTGAAAGAACACAACGGCAAAATTACCGTTAAAATAAACGGCATTGCGGCAAGTGCGGCATCTGTAATTGCAATGGCTGGGGATATGGTTGAGATGTCTCCGACATCAATGATTATGATACATAATCCTTCAATGATGCTTTACGGACAGGCATCGGAACTTGAACAAGGTATTGATTTTCTTAACGAAGTAAAGGAATCAATTATAAATGCTTATCAGATAAAGACCGGACTGTCACGAAGCAAACTGTCACATTTGATGGACGGAGAAACATGGATGAATGCACATTCGGCACATGATATGGGGTTCTGCGACAAAATCCTATACGGCAGTGATGACAGCACTGATAATCAAGATATGATTTTTGACAAAACAACAATGGTGACCAATACCATTGCCGCAATGCGTAAGAAGCTTAAACCGATAGTCAAGCCGGAAGACTCCAAGTATTGTATTCCGTCAGAACAGTTTGAAACAAGATTAAATTTATTGAAATAATGGGGGTAATATAAATGGCGTCAATAACTGATTTAAGACAAAAAAGAGCAGCGTTATGGGAAAAGACAAAGAAATTTCTTGATAATGCAAAACGAGAAAACGATATGCTTTCGGCAGAGGACGTAGAAACATATGAAAAAATGGAGAGTGAAATTGTTGCTCTCGGCAAAGAGATAGATATTTTAGAACGTCAGGCAGAGATGGAAAAAAGATTGAATTCTCCGGTTAATACACCCGTTCTTGAAACACCTAAAACGAACGGTAATATAAAAACGGGCAGAGCAAGTGACGAATATAAGCAGGCGTTTTGGAAACTTATGAAGAATAATCAGCTGTCATATTCGGTACATGATACGTTGCAGATTGGTACTGACAGTGACGGCGGATATCTTGTTCCGGACGAATACGAGGCAGTTCTTATTGATAAACTTGCCGATGAAAACATTATGCGAGGATTAGCTACAATCATAACAAGTGCAAACGGTGATAAAAAAATTCCGGTAGTTGCATCTCACGGTGAGGCTGTGTGGACAGATGAAGGCTCGGAATACACTGAAAGCGATGATGAGTTCGGAACTGTATCTCTTGGAGCTCATAAGCTAAGTACGATTATAAAAGTATCGGAAGAACTGCTCAATGACTCCGCATTTAATCTTGAAACATACATATCATCAGAATTTGCAAGAAGAATGGGTGCGGCAGAGGAATTGGCATTTATCAACGGCAACGGTACAGGCAAACCGACAGGTGTTTTAAATACGGCTGAAGTAGGGGTTACGTCTGCTGCGTCAAACGCAATTACGACAGATGAAATAATTGACCTATATCACAGTCTTAGAACACCGTATCGAAAGAATGCCGTATTTATGTCAAGCGACAGTACAATAAAGGCTATAAGAAAACTTAAAGACAGTAACGGTCAGTATTTATGGCAGCCGGGTCTGCAGGCGGGACAGCCGGATACAATTCTTAACCGTCCGATACATACTTCTGCATATATGCCTGAGATAGAGTCCGGCAATAAGATATTGCTGTTTGGTGATTTATCATATTATTGGGTGGCTGACAGACAAGGACGTTCGTTCCAAAGATTGAATGAACTTTTTGCAAAGAACGGACAAGTCGGTTTCCGTGTATTCCAAAGATTGGACGGAAAGCTGATATTGCCTGAATCGGTTAAGACTGTTCAGATGAAATAATAGGAGGGTAAAATGAAAATAAAGATAACAACTTCATGCTCGGGTTTGACTTTCAGTTTTTCTGAAGGTCAAACTGTTGATGTTGACAAGAAAATAGGCGAAGATTTGGTTCAGTGCGGATTTGCGGAAGAAGTAAGGGACACTAAAATAACAAGAAGGGACACTAAATCTAAAACAGTGCAATCCAAAACGGAGGAAGAAAATGCTGACGATTGAAGAGGTTAAACAGTATCTGCATTTGGATTCTGACGCAGAGGACGACTATCTCCGAATACTCATTATCTTAGCAGGAGAAATGTGCGAAAATTATACACGTCTTGCAATGCCTGATGAACTGCCGGAAAGCTATAAACAAGCTATGCTGGTGTGTATAGGATATTTCTTTGAACAGCGTGACGGAACTAAAAACGGTGTACCGAGTATATTTTATACATTGCTGAGACCATACAGAAAGGCGGTATTTTAATGGACTTTTCAAAACTGCGTCATCGGGTTATATTTTTGAAACCGCTTGATAAAAGATTAAATTCAATGAATGAAAATGTGCCTGTGTGGATTCCGTTCAAACCTAAATTAAGCAGTGACATTAATGCCGCTGAAACTTCTGTGTATGTGCTGACAGATAACAAAGGCAACGCAGTATGGAAATCGGCAGGCGGCGGACAGCTGTATTCACATCAGCTTTCTTTGAATGAGTATGCCGTATGGGCAAATGTTTCTCCGATGTCGGGACGTGAGTACGAGGAGTCACAAAAACTGCGTGCAGAAACCACCTACAAAATTACAACAAGGTATTTTCCGAATATAACCGAGGATATGAAAATTATGTTTGGACTAAAGGTTCTCAATATTGTTTCTGTTCTTAACATAGGTGAAAACAATACGGAATTGCAGATTGTCGCAAAGGAGAAAGACCGAAATGGCAAGGAATATTGATGTATTCGGATTTGACGAACTTGAAAAAGCTATGAAGCAATGCGAGAAGAATTATCCGAGTCAGGCGGACGCATTCCTTATGGCAGAAGGACGTGCCGTAAATAAGAGAACAAAATCACTCACACCGGTAAGGACAAAAAAACTACGCAACTCATGGAGAACGAAAAAAGTGAAACTGTATAAGGGCGGTAAAGTGAGAGTAGTGAGAGTTCAGTCAACAGCACCGCATGCTCATCTTATTGAACTCGGTCATAAGATTGTAAGCGGCGGCAGAACTCGGGAAAGAGGCAGAAAACTTAATCGTGTACAGCGTTCTGCAAGAGGCATTAAATCCGGCGGATATGTACAAGGTGATTTTATGCTTGAAAAATCAATGTCGGAGGCACAGGCAAAATTCAATTCGGGTGCAGAAAAACTGCTTGATAAGATAACAAAAGATATACAAATGTAGGAGGACAAATGATTACAGAAAAAGATATACAGACACGAACTGCGGAAATCCTTATGAATGCCGGATTTAACGTGGTTGCCTCAGAAGTAGATGAGGGATTTTTAAAACCGACAGTGTTTGTTTCTGCGTATCCTTCAGATGTACAGCCTCAGTGCTGCGGCGGTGCACTTGAGGAACTTACTGTTTCGGTAGAATTAAAATATATATCGGCTCTTGAAACTGTGGAGGACTGTATAGGTGCTTACAGCAGGATTAAAGAGCTTTTTTTGTACCCGACTTTCGATATTATGGACAGACATCTGACTATTCATGAAATGAATTTTGAAATTGAAAAGGGTGCAATGTATGTGTATTTTGATATAAATTTCATTCAGGCTGTGGATAAAACAGAAAAGTATGATGAAATGAGCGAACTTGTGATACGGGGGGATAAAAATGGGATTACCTGAAATTTTGATTGAATTTAAGACGAAGGCACAGACTGCGGTAACACGAAGTCAGAACGGAATTGTAGCGGTTATTCTTGAAGATTCAACCAAAGTCGGAGATGAAAATTTAAGTTATACATATAACTATGAAGCCGATATTGTGAAATCAGACTGGACAACGACAAATCTTGACTACTTGAATAAAATATTTCTCGGCAAACCGAAACGAGTGCTTGTGGAAAGAGCGGAAACAGGCGAGGACTTCAAAAAGTCATATAACGCCGCCTTGGTACGCCTTAGAAATAAGTCGTGGAACTGGCTGACGTTTCCGGGATTGGAACCGCATAAAGATTTGACGGAAGAACTGCAGAATTGGATTATAGCACAGAGAGCGGCAAAAAAGACATTCAAAGCGGTTTTGCCTTGTTCTGCGGCAAATAATGAGGGCATTGTTAACTTTTCCTCGAGCGGTATCAAAGTCGGAGCAAAGACATATTCGGCATATGAATACTGCGCAAGAATTGCAGGCTTGCTTGCCGGACTGTCAATGACAGAGAGCGCGACATATCAAGTTCTTTCGGAAATTGACTCTATAACGGAGAGCCTTACTCCCAATGAAGATATAGACGAAGGTAAGTTTATACTTATCAATGACGGCGAAAAAGTAAAAGTCGCACGAGGTGTAAATTCGCTACACATCTTAAGCGGTGACAAGACCGAAGATATGAAGAAAATCAAAATTATTGAGGGTATGGACTTAATGCGTGACGATATTCGTTCTGCATTTGAGAATAACTATATCGGAATTAATAACAGCTATGACAATAAGGTTATGTTTGTAGCTGCTATTAATCAGTATTTTGACGGACTTGT